TTTTTTCGCGTTTGTGCATTTTTTTGTGTACATTCGGTCTGAATTATGTTAGTATATACATATAATCAATGAGGAGAACGATTATGACTTATACATTCGACGACAACATCATCTCAGATCTTCATAAAGACGCTCGTGGATATCGTCCATCTCAAGGTTTTTGGGAAGGTTGGAATACTATGGGTGATGATACTAAACAGTCTGTATGGGACATGCTTATCGAAGAGCTTAATGAGTCTATGGAAATGGAAAAAATCCAAGAAGAACAAGCTCTAATTACCTTCCGCAAATTAGTTCGTAAAACTATGGATCTTTGTTCTTGTAAATGGAACGATGCTATTCGTATGTTATGTGATACATATGGTCAAGATTACAAATGTGACCAAGATCTAATGCATTTCTTGTGGAGCCACGATATTGGCTATCAAGATCGTCAAAAAATCTTCAAACTTTTCAGAGAGGCATCATAATGAAGTTCGAAGGTTTAACAGAAAGACAATGTGAAATAGCTGATCTTCTCTATGAATGCGAAACTTTAGAAGAAGTCAAATTTTGCCTCGATTATGTTTTACCATCCGAAGAAAGAACAAGCGCTTTAACTCTTTTAGAGATGATGCATCAAGATAATTATGAAGAAGCATATGGAGTTGACGAAGCGTATTATGAAGTTCAATTACTATTACACAAAATTTATAATAAAAATGTTAAGTAATTGATTTCAAACGAAACTTTTTTTCAAATCCGTGCATTTTTTCCTTTACAACCACTCAAAAATGTGGTAGTATATTCTTATAGTTAATGAGGAGAAACATACTATGACAATGACGACTCAAGAAAAAGCAAACCGTTTGGCTCTTATCAAAAAGATCGCTGAAAAGCAAAAAGCTCAAAAAGCTTTTAGCACTAAAATGAAACTTAAAGCTACTAAAGTCACTCGTTGGTCTGATACAGTCGAAGCTCCAAAGCGTAAAGCTAAAGAGTCTTCTATCGATGCAATGATTGCTAAAATGGATGAAAATCATAACGCTTGGACTGATGCATCTCGTTATGCAGATCAGTATTATGGTGAAACAATGCGTGAAACAACTCGTTTTGATAATGACTGGGATTAATCAAGAAATACGTAATAGGATTCGTCTTACCATTGCTGCATACGCTTATGAGATGAAAGACAATCCTATTATGACTGACTTTGAATTTGATGAGTTATCTAGGTCTATTAATCCCAAAGAAAAAACCGGTAACAAAAAGCTAGATAACTTCTTCAAAAAGCACTTTAATCCAGACACTGGTATGTGGATTAGGAAACACCCAGAATTAGATAAAGTAGCTTATCTATACAAAATATATTATGCAAATGAGTAAGATAGACCTACATGGATTTACTGTACACGAAGCTTGGAAATATTTTCGTGATTCTACTAAAGAAGCGTATTATCAAAGTCTAAAGTCTATTACTGTTGTTACTGGTCATGGATTGATGAGTAAAGAAATTGAAGGTTGGTGTGAAGCAGATCCATATGTTGTATCATGTAAGCGCCAAGATCCAAACACTGGCTCATGGACAGTAACAATCTTAAAGAAAAAGAAAATCCAAAAAGAAGAAAATGCACCACTAGATCTAACAGGTCTTTATAAGAAATGGAATAAAAGATGAGTATGCATATGGTACGTGGTGTTCAAGTCCACGGTAAGTCAAAAATCAAACGTAAACCTGGTTGGCAAAAAGCTCAACAAGAGCATGATGACTTTTTACGTTCAATGGGAATCGATCCAAATAAGAAGGGAAAGAAAAATGAAAAGCGTGAATCGTATGTCAGCAACACAACGACTTATTCAACAGCGTCAACGTCGAATGCAATACCTGGAAATGGAACGAAAGCAGAAACTCCAACTTACTCAGGAGACTACATTGTCGGAATCGCAACAACACACAAATCAAACCTTGTGCCTGTCGGAAGGGGAGATGATCCGAAACATTATGCGACCATGAGGAGAAATTAATATGGGAAATATGTATTTTAAAGTTATGGTTCAAGCTTGGAATGAAGATAAGTTTTTGACTGGAGAAAGTGCTGATCAATTTTTAAATAGTATTGTAGAAAACAATTCTCCGGGATCATCAAATTGGTTTAAAAGCTTGAGAATATTTGTTAATTCTGAGGCTAAAAATATTGTAGACTATATTAGAGGATATAAAATCAAATATCAGTCAGGACAAATTAATTCAAAACAATATCAAGATATTGTTGCTGGTGCAGCATCTTCTTTAACTGTCAGGCAATGTCCAGGTATTAAAGAGCTAATGAATAGATCACTAATAATAAAATCACCATGCGATATTCTTATTGAAATTGATAATAATCAACTTCGCGAAAATTTAGGTAATTCTCCAATTGATGTTAATATTGCTGATCCAACAATGATCAACATAGTTTCTCATCATCCAAGTCAATGGCATAGTCCTATTGATAAACACAACGTGATGAAAAATAAGTTAAATGTAAAATTTGTTTTTCCAGTTAATATGTATAGTGAAAAGAATAAACCTTGGATTTTTACTAATCCAGCATATCACCATAATAGTCAACTAGATGTTCTTCCTGGAGGAATATTTGGCAGTTATACTAGAGGACAAGGACTTATTATTAATACTGTATATAATATTAAAGATAATGAAGATAAAACTCTAATTAAAATTAATCAAGGCGATCCTATAGCTTATATGGTATTTCCGGAAAAAATGAAAATAAAAAGAACAGAAAAAACTCTATTTGGACTATTTCGTACAAAATTTGGTCAATCGGTAAAAATTTTTTAATGTCTATTCCACATGTAAGGAGAATTTATAGTATGAACTTAACACAAGAAAATATATTGCGAGAATTACGAGAAGGTGAATGTGAAGTGACATTTACAAAAGTTAATGGTGATACTCGTATTATGAGATGTACATTAAGCTTGGATATTATTCCAAATAATAAAATGCCAAAGGGCGATAATACTCCAGAACTTACTGAAGGATTAGATCGAATTTTGAACGCAATTCGAGTCTATGATACAAATGTAAAAGATTGGCGTTCATTTAAAGTTGAAACTGTGAAAAATTTTGTAAAGGTATAATATAATGAAAAAAGTAATGGAAGCTCGTGATGTAGGATCTACATTTACCTATAAAGAAAATAATATGGGCAGAGCTGTATATAAGACTTTGGATCGTGGTCAGTATGCTATTGAAGCTAAGCAAGTCAAAATGATTAATCGTGTGACTGGTGAAGAGGTCAAACTTGGTCCTACAACTCCCGTAAAAGCAAAAGAGCTCTTTGAGTACAATATGCTATTCCCGCGGGAGCGTCTAGAAAAGACTCTTCCTGGATTGGTTGGATTATTCTTTTTACGAGATCATTCTGAAAAAAATAATTGGATTGTAAATTATACTGAAAAAAATTAAAATTAACTGTTTACATTTTGATTTGAATGTGATAGAATATAATTATATTCAATGAGGAGAATAGCTATGGCAGCTCGTAAAAAAGTTACACCGCGTGCAAGACCAAGAACAGGTTTAGGTGGTGCGCCACTTAACAAAGGTTTTGATATATTCAAGCATTATGTTCATATGGAACTTGATCGCAAAGAAATTGCTAATATTACAAAACCTTTTGTAAAGAAAACTTTTTCAAAAGATGATGCCAAAGCTATTCTTGCAAATCCTGAATATCATTTCTATATGTATTCATTACATGCTTCAGCAATTTACTGGACTAGTATCGAACTAGAACTTCCATCTAATTATGCTAATGCAATGAATCGTATTAAGCAATATTATTCTGACTTAATTGAGTCGGGCAAAAAGATCCTAGAGGAGAAAGCGCAAGCTGATTCGGCTGCGTCAAATGTTATTGTGTTGACTCCTCAACAGCGTCTTTTCAACAAAATTCAAGAAACAGTTATGACTGATTTGGATGAGTTGGAAGACGCTTGGATCGCCGGCGAAGAACCTGAATTTGATATGTACAATACCTTTAAGCTTCACGGTTTGAGCAATGCTCATATTGCTCCTGTTTTGAAGCGACTAGAAGGTTGGCTATTAGATTATGAGGACGCTTATCATAAACGCTGTGAACAAGCTGTTGAAGGTTATTCAGATATTTCACGTCCAGTTCTTCGTCGACGGATTAAGTTAATCCAAGACATGATTGCTGATTTAGATAGAGTCAAAGCTTCTGCCAAAGCTACACGTAAGACTCGTACACCTAAGCCTAGAGCTGCTGATAAGCAAGTGTCTAAGCTTAAATATCTTAAAGAAGATAATAACTTTAAGATTACTTCTATTCTTCCAATTACAATTGTTGGAGCTATGAGACTATATGTCTTTAATGTAAAAACAAAAGAATTGACAGAATATATTTCAAATTCAACAAAAGGATTTGAAGTAAAAGGTACAACATTACAAAATGTTGGAGAAGAGTCTCGTAAAACTAAGTTGAGAAAACCAGACGAGGTTCTTCCAATCGTGCAGACTAAAACACCAAAACAGGTAGATACATTATGGCAAACTTTGACTACAAAAACAAATTCACCAAATGGGCGGCTCAACTCGGATTGTATCTTATTGCGGGTACTGGATCGGTAATGGCTGGAGAATTATCTGATATTACTTCAGAAGATTTACGTTGCTTAGTCCAAAATGGTTACTTTGAAGCTAGATCAGATGGTTATGCTTCAGTTATGGGAGTAACTAATGTCGTCCTAAATCGTAAAGAAGATTATCGTTATCCAAATACGATTTGCGAAGTTGTATATCAAGCAGTAACAGATCGTAAAGGAAATCCTTTACGCAATCAATGTCAATTTAGTTGGTATTGTGATGGAAAAGCTGATACAATGAAAAATAAAGTCTTAAAAGAAAAAGTTGAAATCGTAGTTCGCGAAACTTTAGCTTTATGGTATAATAATATTGATATTACAGAGGGTGCAACACATTATCATGCTAAATACGTTAGTCCGGTCTGGGCCAAGACGCTCAACTATACAACACAAATTGGAACACATAAATACTATAGATGGAATTAAAGATCCAATGTTAGAAGGTAAAATTCTCACTAAAAAGAGATTTTCTCAATTGGTAGAGAAAAAAGTAATCAAATTTGAATTAGCTTATTTAGATGCTATTTTAGAAGTATGCGAAGAATTAGAATTTCCAGTAGAAGATGTTGCTAGGGTAATTACTCCAGCACTAATGGAAAAAGTTCAAGCAGAAGCTATCAAATTTAATATGATTAAAGATAATACCGCAACATTACCAATATGAGAATTATGGAACCTTACGACGCATTTCGTTTCTATCAGTCAATGAAGCTTCATTTTGAATCTGATAGCTATGATGCGATTAAGTATAATTATAAAACATCTGTAAAGCCTCAATCTTTTTGGAAACGAAGAGACAAATATTTCTTTGCCAAAGTTGGTAAGAAATTTGATGATGCTTCAGAACTTATTAAATATTATGTTTCATATTTTATTCAAGATAAAAATTGGATTGGTGATATGCTAGATGACGATGATACTTATCGTTTGTATCAAAAGCGTATGCAATCACTAGGATATATTTTTGAGCAAGATATGAATACATTGGCCGAACTTGGAAACTTTGACCAAGTATTAGACTCTTCAGATGGTCATCCTCAAATAATTACTTCTTACATGTCTGGAGATATAAATATAGAGTCAGTGGTAATATTAAACCAATTGACAGGCTTTATGAATAGAGCCAATAAAGAAATTACGGAAACTATTGTGTGGCCAGACGTCTCACGAAAGATTCGTAAATACTCACCTTTTGTGAGCTATGATTTAGAAAAAGCTAAAAAAATAGTTCTCAAGGTGTTTACACAATGAAAAAATTGTGATATAATATTATGTATAAAGTGGATAATTCAGTAAATACAAAAACATACGGAGAAAATATATATGTCTTTTGCAGATCTAAAGCGTAACCGCTCTTCTATCGACTCACTTACTAAAGCAGCAGAAGCTGCAAGTGGTGGTGGCCAACAACAAAAACAATCTTATGTAGATGATCGTTTTTGGAAACCTACTGTTGATAAAGCAGGTAATGGTTATGCCGTAATTCGTTTCCTACCAGCACCCGAAGGCGAGGATCTCCCTTGGGTTCGTTATTGGGATCATGGCTTCCAAGGTCCATCAGGTCTTTGGTACATCGAAAACTCTCTTACTTCAATTGGTCAAAATGATCCAGTATCTGAAATGAATTCAGTACTGTGGAATTCTGGTCGTGAAGAAGATAAACAAACTGCACGTGATCGTAAGCGTCGTTTACATTACGTATCTAATATTATGGTTGTTTCTGATCCAGGTAATCCAGACAATGAAGGTAAAGTATTTCTTTATAAGTTTGGTAAGAAAATCTTTGATAAGATTATGGATGTTATGCAACCGCAGTTTGCCGATGAAGATCCAGTAAATCCATTTGATTTCTGGGAAGGTGCGAATTTCAAACTTAAGATTCAGCAAGTTGCGGGTTACCGTAATTATGATAAATCTGAGTTTGCTAATACTTCAGCT